TGGTACACCCAGAACACCGGCACGCTGACGGATAAGTACGGGAATATGCAGTATGTAAAGATTGAGCCGAAGCTCAGGAAAAACGACGGCTTTATGGCCTTCGTTGCGGCAGAGTTTTCCGCTGACCTGCTGAAGGAGACTATCATCTATGTTTGAGTGGTTATTTAAAAGCAAGACAGGGGACGTTTCAAACGTCCTGGAGATCATAGCGACAGACCTCACGAAGGTACAGCTTGCCGTTATGGCACAGGAAAAGGCTGCCGGAATGATCGCGAAGGCGATCGCCAAGAGCGAGATCGTGCTGACCAAGGGCGAGACCCGCAGGAAGGATGAGGCGTATTACCGTCTCAACATCCGGCCGAACGACAATGAGACCGCGACGGACTTCTGGTTCAACGTAGCCAGGGAGCTGGTCGCGACCGGCGACTGTGTCGTGGTCCGGATGCAGAACGGCAAGTATTACCGCGCGAACTCTTACCAGATGGACGATTATGTGCTGTTTGGCAAGACCTACAGCCACATCGTGCTGACCGACGGCTATAACGAAGTCACGCTGCGGTACGGCGTCAGCTCCGACGACATCCTGCACTTCCGATACAGCACTGACAAGCTGAGGGTGTTCACGGACAACGTCCTGAACTGCCTCAATGACGCGCTGAACGCTGTGCAGTCACTGGAGACGATCGCCAACACGCCGCTGCTGAAGTTCAAAGTAGACGCGAACCTGCAGTTCCGGAGAAGGACTGCGGACGGGAAAGAGGTCCGGCTCACGTTGGACAACGTCCTGGAGGAGTTCAAGTCGAAGATCGACGGCAAGAAGCTCGCGATCCTGACAGAGCAGACCGGGACGGCCCTGGAGTTCATGGACGTCAAGAAGCAGGTCACGGCAGCAGAGCTGGCGACGCTCACGGACACGATCAACAAGGAATGCGCTGCGGCTTACGACATCCCGCTCGGCGTATTCAACGGCATGATCACGGAGCAGTCGGACGCCACGAATGAGTTCATCACATACGCGGTCAGTCCGGTCGCTGAGGTGATCAACGACACGCTGAACGCGAAGCTCGTCGGTCAGGCCGACTATGTTAAAGGCGAGCGGGCCTTCGTGTGGCTCGCGCACTTTAAGCACATCGACGTGATCGACGCGGCGAACAGTCTCGACAAGCTGAGAGCGATCGGCTTTACACTTGACGAGATCTTCGAAATGGTAGGGTATCCCGCCCTGAATACAGATTTTTCAACAGCCAGGGCGCTTACTAAGAATTACGCGACGGAAGGCATGGAGGAAGGCACACAGCCGACGGGCGGCGCTGATGATCCGGCTGAAGAATCCGTAAGAAATATCAGTAACCGTAAACAAAGCAAACATAAGGAAAGGAGGGAAAGACGGAATGTCCAAAACTCCGACTAAATACTATCAGCTCGTGAAGAATGACGCTTCCGCTGATCTGTACATCTTCGGCGACATCTGTGCGTGGGCGTGGCCGGAGCTGGGAGAGCAGTCGGGCGTTACCATCGTCAATCAGCTGAAAGAACTCGATGTCGACACGATCAACGTTCACATCAACAGCTACGGCGGCGACGTATCGGAAGGACTCGCGATCTACAACGTGCTCCGCGAGCACAAGGCTCAGATCGTGACGATCTGCGACGGCTTCGCGTGCAGTGCAGCGTCCGTGGTCTTCATGGCCGGTGATCGGCGCGTCATGCAGCCGGCATCGCTTTTGATGATCCACAACGCGTGGACCGTAGCGATGGGAAATGCCGCACAGCTCCGGAAGACGGCTGACGACATCGAGACCATCACCCAGGCATCGGTCGAGGCTTACAAGAAGGTAGCCACGATCTCAGAGGAAGAGATCAAGGCACTCATGGACGCCGAGACGTGGATCCTGCCGAAGGACGCTGTCGAGTACGGCTTCGCGACAGAGATCGAAGACGAGGATGACGACGACGAGCCGAAGCAGTCCGCTTTTGGCGTGATCATGCGCAAGCTGACCGCTCCGGAATCAGTACTGGAAGCGCAGGAGATCGAGGTCAACATCGACGTCGACAAGCTCGCGAAAGAGCTCTCCGAGGTGCTGATGAAAGGAACAGAAACACCCGAACAGCCTAAAACAGGATGGGCTGCATATTTTGAAAGGAGACAGTAATGAGAATTGACAAGACTCCCCTTAATGAAGAGACAAAAGCAAAGATCGTCCAGATGCTGAACAGCGCAGAGGACAAGACACAGGCGATCACTGACGCTATGGAGCTGGTGATCAGTGAGACACAGAGCGCCCTGATCGATCAGGTCGTTCGTGAGGCTCAGAGAGCTGAGCAGGATGCGGAGTACAAGAAGAGCCTCGGCCTTCGTCCGCTTTCCGAAAATGAGAAGAAATTCTATGAAATGCTGAAGGGCGGCGCAAAGCAGGCTCTCACTGCTGCGCAGATCGACATCATCCCGATCGAGACTATCGACAAGACCCTGGAAGATGTCCGCGCAGAGTATCCGATCATGGACCTGATCACATTCGCACCTGCAAACGTGAAGCACTGGCTGACCGGCTCTAAAAGCGGCGCGGCTGTTTGGGGATCCCTTGCTTCTGCACTTTCCAACAGCGCCGAGCTGTCCGCAACACTTACCGGCCTGAACATCGAAGTCGGAAAGCTCTATGCGTACTGCATTATCCCCAAGTCCATCAGAGACCTCGAGATCGGCTACGTGGACAGATATTTCCGCGCGATCCTGCAGGAGGCTATGTATGACGGCATCGCTGACGGCTACCTTAATGGCACCGGCAAGGACGCTCCTATTGGCATCCTGAAGCAGATCGGAGCGACCGGCCAGGATGGCACTCACACCGCCAAGACCGTAAACCAGACTCTGACAGGCTTCTCTCCGAAGCAGCTCGCTCCCGTACTCGCTGCGCTGTCCAATGGCGGCAAGCGTGCGGTCAATGGGATCGCAGTCATCGCGAACCCTGCGGACGTTTACAACTATGTAAATCCCGCACTGTACGGCGACAGCATCTCCGGCGGTTATATCACCAAGAGCTTTATGCCTGTGACCGTCATCGCTGAGCCTAAGATGGCAGCGGGCACCGGCGCGATCACGATGAAGGGCTTTTACACCATGGGCTTCTCCGGCCTCAAGGTGCAGGAGTACACCGAGACCAAGGCACTCGAGGACGCAGATCTTCTGATCGCGAAGGTATACGGCAACGGCCGCGCGGATGACGACAGCGTAGCTTATGTCTTCAACGTCACAAAGCTCGCTGAGTACAGACCCACTGTTGTGACCGTAGCAGCTGAGTAATTAAGGAGGGCGGAGCCTGATGACGACAGAACAGTATGAAATTCTGGCGGAGGAGATCCGGGCGGATAATCAGATTCCGCCCTATACTCCTGATGACGTGATTATCAGATCGATCCAAAGATGCGAGCAGAGGCTCGATACGCTCAAACCCGGCGCGGACTTTGAGACAGACCGCGTCGGACGCGGGCTCCTCAAGGATGCCGTCTACTATGACATGGTCCATCGCTTTGAGGAGTTTTTGCAGAATTATGGCCCGGACGTCCGCTCGTGGCAGCTCTCCGAGGAGGTGGCCGATGCGACTGAATAAGATGGCAACGCTCCCGGAATACACGGACGGGTGCTTCGAGCTCTACGACATCGTCGACCGGGACGGAGAGCGCAAGATCAAAGCCCGGGACATGAGGCCGGTGTGGTTCCGGGACATCGCGGTCTATGACCGCACCCGAATCACTTTTGAACAGGCCGACAAGGAAGTGACGATGAAGATCCGGATCCCGAAGTGGAACGGCATCAGCTCGGACTGTGTCTGCGTGATCGACGGCAGGCAGCACAAGGTCTATAACAAGGCCGACGTACTGTCCAGCCAGGGCTACATGGAGACGGAGCTGACGCTGGTCAATCCGACGATGGATTATGAGGTGGTAACGGAATGACAAAGGCAGAACTTATCAATCTGATCGAGAGCGTCGGTGTGACAGCCCGCGAGACCGAGCTATACCTGGATGACCTAAAGACATTCCCGAAGATCGCATACTGGGAGTACATCATCGAGGACGTTATGGCGTCCGGTGATGATTATGAGACAGTAGTGACCTATCAGGTGTCCTTCGCTTCCAGGAACGCGAGACCGGCAGAACTGCTGGCGCTGAAGAAGGCATTCAACGACGCCGGCTACCATCCCGTCATCTACCACGAGACGCTGAACGCGGCCAACGGCCCGGCATGGCATCACTATTACTTCCGGGTAGAGATCATGGAGGAGATGGACTATGGCAGCGGGACCTGAGGGGCTTGAGAAGTTCATGGATCTTCTCGAGAAGTATGAGAAGGCCGCGGACGATAATCACGTGTCCGAGGTACTCATGCAGGCCGGCGAAGCGCTGGCCGAGGACGTTCACAGGCTCCCCAAACCGCGCAGAAGGGGCGCAGGCTACACGCACATGCTCGACTCAGTAACGGCCGCACCGTCCGGAAAAGACGCCGTGCTCGTCTCCTGGGGCAGGTATTACGGCAAGTTCGTAGAGCATGGCACGAAGAAGATGGGCGCGCAGCCTCACCTGATCCCGGAGTGGGAGCGCAACAAAGATCGATATTACAAAATGATGCAAGATAACCTTTTCGCAAAGGTAGGAGGTTAATTAATGGCTATTACAGAAAAAAAGCCGTCTACTAAATATACCGTAGGAGCTCAGTACATCTGCTTCAACGAGGATCCTGACTGGGATGCTGCGGAGTATGAGTCTGATGTGCTCAAACTGCCCACAGTAGTTGACATTGACATTGCGGATAATTCCGACTCTTATGAGTCTTATGCTTCCGGAGCAGTGTATGATTCCGATACGATCGTGACATACAAAGAGATCAGCGTTACGCAGCTCGCTTTTGACGAGACTACGATCGCGAAAATGAAGGGTGATACGGTAGATTCCGGAATCATCATGTCCGGAGGAATTAAGACCAGGCCGTTCTTCGCGTATGGCGTGCCGATCATCAAAAAGGACAAGACCATGGATATGCGATGGTTCCCCAAATGCAAACTGGTTGACAGTTCGGACAAAACAGCAACGTCCACGGATTCTCATTCAGATCAGACCGATTCCCTGACGATCAGGGCTTATGGGTTTGACGCGGATCAGAACCAGGAGGTCAAGGTCCTCACGGCTGATACAAACAATGCAGGAATCACGGAAGCAGCGTTCTTCGCGGCTCCTGTCCTGACCGTAGCAGCAGCGAAGGCTCTTAGGCCAACCACATAAAAAGGAGGCTTAAATGCCGAACATGGAAGACGCGGGAGCAATCGCTCCCGCTTTTGTTTTACACGACCTGAAGTCCGGCGATGTGTGGCAGCTCGTCAGGGTGCTGCGAAAGTTCAAACTTGCCGAGGCAAGGAAGATGATCGATGAAGACCTGATCAAAAAGACGAAGTTTGAAACGCCGAAGAAGCTGGTCGAAGGCGAGCTCGTGCCGATGGATCCGAAAGAATGGACACCAGCGCAGCGCAAGGCATACATGGCGGCGAAGGAGGCAAGTGACGAACTCATGTGGCAGGTCCTGGACATCCTGATCAGCAACATCAGCGGATGCGAGGATGAAGTCAACAAGCTGCTCGCCATGGGCATAGGCAAGGACATTGACTACATCAGGAATATGGACGCCGGCGATTACCTGAACCTGATCGTCCAGTATGTCACGCGCGAGGGCTTTACTGATTTTTTTACGCAGGCGCAGAGATTGTTGGAGAAGACGGGAGTATCGCGAGGCTCTATCGGCTCTGTGGTGACGTCAATCAAATGATCGAAACAGGTCTTCGCGTCGGAAACCTGAAGGACATCATAAGCGATGTTTTCAAGCAAGACATGGAAGACATAAAGATCCGCCGATGGATCGTACAGGGAGCAGGAAAGTCTTATAAGGAGTTCTGGGGGAAAGAGTATGGCAGCGAATAACTTACAGGAAGCCGGGCTGATCTTAACGGCACAGGGCGCGGAAGAATTCAAATCCGCGATGAAAGGCATATCCGCGGCGACGAAGGAGGCCTACTCTGAGCTGAAGCTCGCTCAGTCTCAATACGATAAGAATACTTCCGCCACAGACAAACTGGCAGACCGGCAGAAGTATCTGCAGAAGATGACGGAAGAGTATGCCAAAAAAGAGCAGGTCCTGCGGGCGGAACTGGCCCAGATGGAAAGCGCTGAAGAGCGCGATGAGACAGCGATCGCGAAAAAGAAAACGGAGATAAACAACTGCAAGGCGTCTCTGAACAAATACGAGAAGGCTCTGGAAGACGTAACCAAACAGATAGAGACTCACTCAGCGCAGCTCAAGGAGTGGGGCGACAAGCTCCAGTCGGTCGGCGGCAAGATGAAGGACGTCGGCGGCGATATGACGAAATACGTCACCGCTCCGATCGTGGGCGTGGGCGCCGCGTCTGTGGCCGCGTGGAAAGAGGTCGACGAAGGTCTGGACATCGTGACTAAGAAGACCGGAGCGACCGGAGACGCTCTGCAGGACATGCAGGACAGGACGCGTAACATCGCAAAGACGATCCCGACGGACTTTGCGACAGCCGGAACTGCGATCGGCGAGGTTAATACAAGGTTCGGTCTTACCGGAGACGCTCTCGAGGACCTGTCTGTCAAATTCATCAAATTTGCGGAACTGAATGACACCGATGTCTCCACGTCGATAGACAATGTGCAGTCAATGATGGCGGCATGGGGCGTTGAGACAGAAGACGCCGGGCTCATGCTAGACATGCTGACCAAGGCAGGCCAGGAGAGCGGCGTATCTGTTGACACGCTCTCCCAGCAGCTCATGCAGAACAAGACCGCCCTGGACGATATGGGGCTGTCACTGGATGAATCCGTCGACCTGCTGGCCAACTGCTCGAAGAATGGTATTGATACATCTTCAATG